GCCGACGAAACCTGCATTATTACAGGACGGAATGTTGTCACAGTCTACGAAGACGGACTGCACGGCGTTCTACTTCGTCCATTGTATCCATGAACTGTATCCTGATTGGTCGATGGATACGATTCAAGGGTTTTACGGCCCTCTGCTCGACTTCTTTATGGAGAAGGAGCAAACGTTCTTTTTGAGATTCCCGGTTTATCGCTCGAAATACGAAGTGACCGAACTAATGAAAAATCTCTACTACACGGGACAAGAGATGATAAAGCCATCGACGGTACGGTATCCTGCGCCAGGTTGGCTTAACTGTACGATGTGTCATTTTCGTAGCCCATGCATTACGATGAATGCAGGCGGTGACCACGAAGTGCTTTTACGTGAGGAGTATCAACTCCGCGCATCAACACATTCAATCCGTAGCGAAGCAAGCAGTACGGATACAAACTAAGGAGGAGGCCGAGATGGCTAAGAGATTCGAGGATAGTAATAAAGGTCTGCTTGGGATGTTGTACGGGCAGCCTGGTGTTGGTAAAACGACACTAATGGCTTCAGCATGTAAGGATGAGCGTTTCGGACGTGTTCTGGACTTAGATGCGTTTGGTAATCCGCAAGTGCTTCGTAAGTTACCTGCGGAAGAGCGCCCCGATATCATCCTGATGGAAAAGCTGGAGGACTTCAACCTGCCGTATAATTGGTTAAAAGACGGACAAGATCCTAAAGATCCGTATGCGAAGGAACTCAAGCTAAAGCCTCCGTATAAAACTGTCTTTGTTGACGGCACTACGGAAGTGCAACGGTACATTGTTAACATCATCTCGGGTGCTATGAATTTAGACCCAGGCAAAATGGTCACATCGTTGGGACGTCAGGGTTTCGGTCAGTTGTTAGGCACGATGATGAATTGGTCGAAGCATTTCGTTCAACTATCCGATCTCGGACTAAACATCTTCTTCACGTGTCTCGAGGCGGATAAGAAGGACGAGAGTCAGAACTCATCTTTCGAACCACTTATCTGGGGGCAGTCTGGTTTAGAGCTTTGCGGCTACGTTTTATTAGTCGGCCGTTTAACCGTTCGTCTACGCACCGATAACGATATTCGAGCCGAAGATGCAGAGGCAGTAAAGAAAAGCACCTTCAACACCCTGCAGGTACTTCCCACAAAGGCATCATACGCTAAAGACCAATACGGTTGTGGCGTTACGCACATCAACAATCCGACAATGTCTGGTATCATGGATTTGATTGAGCGGAGCAGCTAATCCTATCCTAGCACAAGACACAAGACACAAGGAGTCTGATCACATGTCCCCCGTAATTGATTTCTCGCAAGTTCAAGGCATTGAGCCCGTCCCAACCGGCACGTATTTGGCTACCATCACCAAAGCTGAGGCCGGGATGTCCAAAAAGGATAACGAGAAGATCGATATCCAGTGGAAAATCGAAGGCGGAGATTATAACAACCGCATCATCTTCGACACCTTGACCTTCACGGCGAACGCGTTGTTCCGTGTCAAGGCAACCCTGCTCGCGTTGGGGTTCAAGAGGACCTTTAGCGGCACAGTCGATCCAAAAATGTTGGTCGGTAAAACTGCCAATATCACCGTCGATATTCAACCCGGCAACGGTGTTGATCCTGAGACTGGTGAGAAGTATCCCGATCGCAACCGCATCAAAAAGATCGTCCTGATCAAGTAAGACAACCTAGCTGCTCCGCTTACACAAACCCATGGATACTCTCACACCCGCGGTTGAATTCCTGAAACAATTTACGTTCGGAGGGCTGACGGCAATCGCAACTGATAAGCCGTCGGCCCCCTTTACTAAATATCATACGCCAGAGCAAGTAGCGTCTCTTACTCTCCCAACTGATACTGACATCTATTTCGGACCCGCGATGCGGTCAAGCCCAGGGGATAAGAAAGAAGATGTACTTGGCTCTACGGCTTTGTGGATTGACGTTGACGACCCACAAAAACCCCTGTGCACGCTTCCACCATCAATGATGGTATTTAGTGGTCATGGCTGGCATGTATACTGGCTATTAGATACTCCAGTCCTGGGTGTTGAGGCTTTAGAGACTCTGAACAAGATTATGATAGCGGATGTAAAGACCGCAGACAGCGCGTGCTGGAACGCAAACAGAGTGCTTAGAGTCCCCGACACCCTGAATAAGAAGGAGAAGGTCCATGTTATTGTACGCTTGGAGATATATCAGCCCGGACGACGATACAGTCAAGTCGATATTGCTGTACTTGAAAATCTGGACACTAAGACGCGGCATAAGATTCGAACCGGAGACAGTCGTGGTTACAGGAGCAGGTCTGAGCGTGATTGGGCAATTATCACACGCCTTGTCCAATGCGGCGCCAGTGATGATCTCATTCGAGTTATTTTTTCAGGGTCTGCTTGTGGGGATAAGGCAGGTGAAAATGGCGCCTATCTGGGACAGACTATCGAGCAAGTCAGAGCTAAAGCCCCTAGCGTGGCTGCTGTTTCCGACGCAAGCGGAGTAGAGGAGTCCGAAGATGGTTACATCATCCAAACTAAACGTGGAGTTAAACGCCTTAGCACGTTTACCATCACGCCGACTGTACTTTTGGATGGCTCCAAGTTTGGAGCTGAAGATGCTATCGTGGGTAATGTACACGCAGCCGGGTATACCTGGGATGGGGTTACGTTCTCCAGAGCTGCATTTACATCTGTCAGTAAGTTCGACAGGGAAGCACCTGTTGCCGCTTGGCAGTGGTTGGCTCATGACGATGACCTCCGTGCTCTCCTTCCGTATCTTCTCGATCAACTTCGAGCCGCGGGATTACCTAAGGTTGGGGCAACGACTGTCCTTGGATTGCATAAAATTCATGACACGTGGCTTTTCCTCGGCGATAAAACAGTCATCTCGGCGAACGAAGTTTGGCAAGGACATGATGGTCCGGTATGCTGGTTGCCAGTACAGAAAGAACACCCAGCACTTAGTCTCCAGACTGAGTGCTCTAAAGCAGGCCTGAAGATAGTTCACGACTTAGTGCCCAAACTAAATGAGGAGTTAACAATATGGCCAATGATAGGATGGTACGCTGCGAGTATCTTGAAGCCATGGTTAGAGGAACACCATTACAGATATCCGATTCTCAACGTCGCAGGAACGAAAGGTTCTGGCAAGACGACGTTGATTCAGAGGGTGTTCTTGCCGCTATTAGGGCAAGTGGATCCGAAGACATACGATGCAGGGACAACACGGTTTGTTACGCTTGCTTTGTTAGGCTCGTCCAACGCCGTTCCTATCGCATTCAGCGAGTTTCGATATGAACTGGTTGAGCGCTTACTTAGAATCGTCCTTCTGGCGTACGATACAGGTCACGATCCACGTGGTCGTGGCGACCAAACAACAGTTGATTATCCTCTCTCTGCCCCGTTTTCGGTTGACGGCGAGGACCTTATTGAAGACCCCGCCGCACGAGAACGTCTTGTGGTCTCACACCTACACCCTAATGCTATTGCGGAGGGATCTACAGGCTATAAGGCTTTTCAAGCTCTACGTGAGGCGATGCCAACTAACTTTGGAGGTTACTATATCCAAGAAGTTCTGAAGCTCGAGCCTGAGTGGCAGCAAATACTGGATGATGCCAGGGCCGCAGTCTTTTCCGAATATCCCACAAAACTTCCTGATCGCGTACGAGCAAATCATGTCGTCGCATATTTCGGTATGGTACTTTGGTGCCGCGTAACTGGAACGGAGTTACCCTCTCCTCATGTTCTCGAAGAGAGTATAAGTTCGGTTTTCAACATCAAGTCAGGTCGCGCCGCTACATTGGCCGACTCGATGGTAGAGGATATAGTAAACGCCATAGCACAGGGCACTGGGAACTTCAATGTTGTGTTGAGGGGCGAGGATAACTCGCTTTGGTTCCAGTTAGCACCTGCGCATTCTTGGTGGGTATCATCCAGGCGCCGTCAGGGCCGTGGTGCACTAGAGCGGGATGCTATTCGTGCTCAACTAAAGGAAGCCCCATACTCGGTTCCTCCACAAGTCTTGAACGACGCCTGGATGTATGGAATAAACTTACAACAGGCTTCCGACGCAGGACTAGACGTTCCTGTTAAAATTCCTGACCGCGTGTTCGTAGTGAGGTTCTAATGGTCGTACCTATATTGTACTTAGATGAAAAGCCTGGCGTGACAGACGAAATGTTTGACTCAGTCGAGCCTATTATTGACTTCACTAAACCGCTAGTAACAGCGGACCTATTCGAAGGATTAGAGAGGAGACCTATGAAAGCTGTCGTATTACTTTCGGGCGGTATGGATTCCGCCACTGCCATGGCACAGGCCCGGGCTGATGGCTGTAAAGAGCTTGTCGCAGTGTCAGTTCAGTATGGTTCGAAGCACATGGTTGCAGAGACCGAAGCCGCACGAGAAATAGCCAGATGGTTCGACGCGCCCCAGCGTATAATCAACTTGCCTGCGGGAATCTTTCAGGGCGCTGGTTCGGCGTTGATGAACGAGGGTGAAATGCCTCATCTAACGTACCAAGAGATTGACGAGCAGAAGGGTCCGTCACCTACTGTTGTACCGTTTCGTAACGCGAGCCTTCTCAGCATCGCGACGACGATTGCTATTACGCATAAGGCATCATATGTATACGCTGGAATGCACGGGGAAGATGCCCACAATTTTGCTTACCCGGATTGCACTCCTGAGTTTCTCGGGGCCATGGCAAACGCTATTTACGTGGGATCGTATCATGAAGTCAGACTACAGTTCCCGCTTATTTGGATGTCCAAGGCCGACGTTTGTAAACGCGCACTCGAGCTCGCCGTACCATTGCATCTGACATGGTCCTGTTACGAGCCTTTGTCTATCGAAACCGATGACGGACAGGAATTCATTCAGTGTGGTATTTGTCCGACTTGTATTGAGCGTATCGAAGCGTTCAAGAGGAACCATGTTATTGATCCTGTTGCGTATAATATGCCGATTAACTGGCAAGGTTGCCGGCCCTACGCAGGAAGGTTATTCTAATGTATAGTATCAGTAGAGAGTATTGGTTTAGCGCTGCGCACAGGATTGAAGGACATCCCAAGTGCGGCCGCTTGCACGGGCACAACTATCAAGTCATTGTCACCGTTTATAGTGAAACGTTACCCCAAAGTGGTATGCTTATCGATTACGGTGAGCTCGATAAGATAGTAAAGCCCATTATCGACCAGATGGATCATCGATATCTCGTCTCGCAAAGCAATCACGATGCTCGCGATCCTTATGAACAAGCAGCTCTGAT